GCTTCGTTGTGTTTCCTATGTTTATGAACAATCAGACTATTGTTGCTCAAGAATTATTTTGGTGGGTTGATGAAAAATCAAGAAAGTCAGGCGTAGGAATTGAAATCTTAAAACAAGCAGAAGATTTGGCAAAAGAGTACGGCGCTACTGTAATGATGATGTTGTCAATTAATGAGTTAGACGGTGATCGCGTTAATAAACTTTATGAGCGATTAGGATATAAACAGCGAGAGCAATCATTTATGAGGATCTTTTAATGGCAATTAGCACAGCGGCGGCTATTATCGGCGGCTCAGTCGTATCTGGTGTATTAGGAGCCAGATCGCAACGAAAAGCATCACAAGCCCAGCAGGCAGGCGTTGATACAGCAACAGGAGAGCAGCGCCGACAGTTTGATGTAACAACCGAGCAGTTGAGACAGGCTGATTTGTTCAACAGGCAACAGATAAATAAAGGCAGATTGGGATCAATAAGAGCTTTGGCGGCAGGAGGCAGGAGGCAGCGGGAACAACTAGAGCCTTTCGCTCAAGCTGGTGTTGGAGCCTTACAGCAGCAGCAAGCTTTATTGGGGCTAGGAACTCCAGAGCAGCAAGCGGCAGCAAGAGCGTCGTTAACGGAATCGGCAGGGCAAAAGTTCATCAGGGAACGCGCTGAAAGATCATTACTGAGAAACCAAGCGGCGATTGGCGGCATAGGTGGCGGCAATGTGAGGTCGGCATTGGTTCAGCAAGGGGCGGGCTTTGCCGCTCAAATAGAAGCAGATCAATTTAGACGATTAAGTCAATTGGCCACAGGAGGTCAGGCGGCAGCAACAAATATCGGTCAAGGCGCTTTAACAACCGGCGCTAATGTTGGTCAAACTCAATTCCAGGCGGGGCAATTAACCGGCGCTGGAGCCATTAACACAGCAGCAAGACAGGGACAATTTGGCCAAACAGCAGCTTCGAACATTGGTAATTTAGCCGTGGCTGGAGGGCAAGCAAGGGCAACCGGAATAACTGGGCAAAACACAGCACTTCAACAAGGGATTGGTGGCGTGTTTACCGGCGCGGCTCAAGGCGGCTTCTTTACGCCTCCACCAAATCAATTTACTTTACCAGCAGCAAACGTCGATCCGTTCGGGAGGGCAGCATAATGGTAATAGCAGCAGATATCCCAGGAGCGGTTCAGCGCGGCTTGCAATTTCGACAGGCAGCACAGTTGCGCCCCGGCGCGTTACAAAGCCAGCAGTTTGGATTACAGAGGCAGGAGCAGCAACTTCAAACCGGAGCATTGCAGCAACAGAATATTCAGGGGCAAATAGATCAGCGCACAGACCAGCAAAAAAACAGATCTCTTCTTGACGCTGCGCTTCGTGTTGAAAATTTGTCTGATGAACAATTGTTGCCATTTTTTGAGCAAAATATAATTGATGTCCAATCCAAGGGCGGGGTTGCAGACACTTCTATTCAGGCTAGAGATTTATTAAAACAAGGTAAAATAGAAGAAGTTAGGCAAAGCGCTAAGAGTGTTATTGATATTGGCGTTAGACAAGGAGACATATTAGCCGAACCGGTAACTAAACTCAGCCCTTTACAGCAAAAAGTGGCCGCCGAAGGGATAGATCCGTCAAGTGAAGCGGGCTTTGCAAGAGCAAAGGAATTAAACCAAAGAGCAGCCACGGACCCATCATTAAAGCCGAGTGATCAGCAAATATTAGCCAAGGCAAACGAGGGACAATTAGCAGCGGCTGGCTTTGCTAATCGCGTACAGTCAGCAAATAAAAATATAGATGATATAATTTTAGATCCAAACTTTGATCAAACATCAATCCAAGCGGCTTTTTTTGGTTCGATTCCGCTTGGTAATATCGCTCTTTCAGAGCAACAACAGAGATTTGCTCAAGCAAAGAGCGACTTTATCACGGCGGTACTGAGAAAAGAATCAGGCGCAGCAATAGGCGTTGATGAATTTGCAAAAGAAGATAAAAAGTTTTTCCCTCAAATTGGTGACAAGCCGGGAGTTTTAAAACAAAAAGCATTAGGACGTAAGCGCGCTTTTGAGAACTTAAGCAAACAATCTAAGGGGGTTTTTGATGTTCAATTTAAAAACCCACAGATATTTGAAAATGGTGGCGATTTGTCACAGGCAGAACTAACCGAGCTTGCAGATCTTGAACGTAGATTTGGGGGCCAATAATGGCAACTCAAAGAGAGCGGCTTAATGAGTTAAGATCGTTGCAGCAACAGCAAGGTGGTGTGCAACAACAAAACCAAAGGCAAAGGCTTGAACAATTACGAGCATTAAGCGGTCAACAAGGAGCGCAAGATGGAATATCTACTACTGGCGGCGTGGGCGTACCTGGTCCTAATGGGGTGGCTATACAAGAACAGCAGGCCCAAAGATTAGAGGCGCTACCGGAACTTGGTCGTGGTGGTTTATTGGCCGGTCAAGATCCATTAACCGGCGCAGCAATCACACCGGCATTGTTAACAACAACCGATCCGCGAGAAGTTGGTCAAATACTAACAACTCAATTCCCTGGTGTTATTGGTATAACCGAAACCAAAGAAGGCGAGCTGATCGCAACAAACAACGAGACCGGCGCAAAAGTCTCTCTTAATAAGCCTGGTTTATCACAACTTGATATAGTTCAGGGGTTAGGTTTGGCGGCGGCATTCACGCCAGCCGCGAGGGTTGCTACAACGGGAGCGTTAGTTGCAGGAACCGCCATAACATCAGGCATAAATGAAGCTGTACAGGCATTAAGCGGCGGTGAATTCAACGCTGAACAGGTTGCTATTGATGCTGTTACAGTTGGATTATTAGATAAGGCATTTGAAGTCGCAAAAGCAACCGGCAGAAGCATTCAGGATGTTTTACGTAAGGACGTGGGAGTTGATCCAGAGGCGATATTAAAAACATTCAGGCCCGATCAAAGAGTGACAAGCACTTTTGCCACACAGCCGGTCCCGCCATCAGGTGTTGGCGCAACGCTAGAAAAGATATCACAGGAAGGAATAACGCCGGAAGCGCTGCAAAGGATACGACAGGCGGAGCAACAAGGCATCCAACTGACGAGGGCGCAAGCCTTGCAGAAATTCGGACCAGCAGAAGCAGAGCAAACATTACTCAAATCGATATCACCGGAGGGCGAAAGGGCGCGGCAATTTGTCGAGGGCCAACAAGAGCAATTAAAATCAGCAGCAGACGTATTTACTCAAAAATTCGGCGGTTCAGCGCGATTCAAAGAGGCTATTGGAGAGTCAGTAGAGGACACTGCCAGAGGAAAAGGTGAGTTAATACAAGATGTTTTGCTGGAAAGGAAAGAGTTAGGAAGAAAAGAAGTCTCGGAGCTTTACACTTTAGCCGGTGAAACGGCTGGCGATGCCTTGCCGCTTAATAATTCATCAATAGTTGAAATATCAGATGATGTTATTGTTAACAGACCAATAACCCCCGAGGTTGAAAAGTCTATTAATACCGCCTTGGCTAAGTTTGGATTAATCGGTGATTCTGTAGAGAAATCAACAAGAAATAAATTTAAGGTTCTCGATGGTGATCAGACCATAATAATTGCGGGTGATGTCACGCCGCTAACGCTTAGTAATGCCGAAGATTTCAGAAAGGCATTAAATAAAGCAGTAGGAGCAGACCAAACAGGAAGCGCAAAGCTTGTTGTAAGCGAATTAGATAAGCAAATAGCAACGATTGTTGAACAAGGTGTCGAATCAGGGCGTACGGGCGCATTCAAAACAGCGAGAGAAGCAGCAAGAGAGCAGTTTGAAACATTCTCAGCAAAAGATATTGTGGAGGATTTAACAAGCTTTAAACGCGGAACCAGCACACCAAAATTAGATCCTGAAACCGTTATAAACAAAATAGCAAAAGGCGACAAGTCAGTAACAAATATACGTAAAGTTAAAAGCGTTTTACTTACTAACTCAACAAAACAAACACGGCAAGCGTGGCGATCTATTCAGGCTGAGGCGGTTGGAGATATCTTAGGGCAAGCGATTAATAAAGACACTCTTGATATTTCAGGCGCGAGACTAAACTCAGCAATGAAAAAATTCAAACCTGAAGCTCTACGAGAATTGTTGGGTAAAAAGAAATTTACAGAATTAAAGAACTTACAAAAAATTATTGGCAACGCAACGATTGCGCCGCCTGGAACAACAAACCCTAGCGGAACGTTTTTAAGGTTTTTAAATTTAACTGAACGACTTGGCAACTTTGCCGGTGCGGGGCAAATTAACTTTGGCTCAATAGCTGTTGAATCTATCAAAAAAGGTCAAGAACTATCGAATAGAAAGAAAGTTTTAGACGGCCTTGTTAATACTCAAATTAAACGACTGAAAGCATCCGATCCGGGATTGGCAAAAAACAAAAGCGCACTAAACAAAACTGCAAAAATATTAGCACTACTGGAAGTACGCCAACTAGATAAAGAGGATAAATAATGACTGCACGATTTGTACACCCACTTTTTGACGTTGGAAGCGGAATAACTCCCAGTAGCGGCGCTAAACTTTTCTTTTTCGAAGATGACGGAGTAACACCGAAAGACACACACACCACTAAGGCCGGCGTATCTGGAGAGCCTGGAAACCTAAACGCTAACCCGGTTATCGCATTAAGTACGGGCGTATTCCCCGATATTTATATTACTGGTGATTACAAAATAACCTTAAAAGATAAAAATAATGTTCAAATAGGCACCGGGTTATTGCCTATTAATGAATTCGCAGCGGTAACTGATTCGGCATTTGTAAAGAACTTCGACACGTTAGCAGAGGCTATTGCAGATGCCGGGCTGGTTGATGGTGATACTGTAAATCTAAAAGAGCGCAGCACAGGCAACGGCGGCGGGGCAATTTGGGATGTTTTCCCGGCTGGCACATTCACAGTCGGCGCATTGATTTTTGACGTGTTCGATCATGCTACCTTGCCGTTGCAGTTAAAGCTACGAGATACAACGCCTATATTAGCCGTCCCGTCTGGTGTGTTGTCCTCTCCTTCATTTATAACCCTATCACTTCAAGCTGCAATTGATTCAATCACCGTTAGCGGTGCTATAAGTAGCATTGTTAAAATGGATATTAACAGGGAATACGCCCTTAATGGTGTTGGTATAGTTATTCCGCCAAATGTAACGCTGAATTGCTCAAACGCAAGAATAACTTACAGCGGAACAGGAAAGGCGTTTACATTAGGAAATAGTGATACCGTCTTAAGTAAATCGTCTAAATTAATCAATTTAAACTTGCTTTTAACTGATAAAGATTCTGGCGGCGTGCTACTTAGGGGTACAGATAGTGCATTAGTTGAGGGAGTTATAGAGGGAGGCTTTGCGCCGTTTGATAATACACGGACAAACATTGGAGTAGAAGTGGACGGAAGAAACATTTCTTCATTTTTCAATGAGATTTCAGTGGGTTGTAATCATATGCACGAGGGGTTTAGGGTTGGAACCACGGGAACAGTGCAACCAACGAGTCAATATTTTAGAAACTGTCGCACTCTTGGTGATCAGGCTACTGATAATTTATCTGTTGGTTATAATTTTACTGATACCGCAGTTGGCTTTGCGGATGGCACTCGTATACACGGTGGTAATGTCGAGTTGGTTAATATTGCGTTTTTGATGGGTAATAACGCACAACAGGTAGACATAAACACTAGAGTTGAAATAAATATTACGGCCACATCGAGACTAATCAAGCACGGCTCAAATGTTACAGCCATTACATACAACTGCGCTGGAGTAAACTCCGCCCTGATTGGTGCGGTTGCCGGTGGAATTGAAAATTTCGACTCTGGCAATAATTATATTATCGATAGAGATGGCAACATAAGAACAGGAGGCAATGCTTCTAGTTTTGCTGGATTCGCAGCTCCGATATTTGCAACAAATATGGCAACGCATTTATACAAAGAGAACGCAAACACTAATTTTCTTACAAGAGATGAGGCCGCTGGTACAAGTAGGTATTTTATACAACCAGGTGCGGGTTCGGCGGGTTTCGGAGCAGCGTTAAGGTTACATGGTCATGCTCACGCTTCTAAAGCTGGAGTTGCAGAGCTTTCTTCATCTGCTGGGGTTGGCTCGATTGATTTTACCAACGGCGCTGCGGGTACTTTGCTTGCCAGCATTACTACCGTTGGAAGCGCAGCAGATGACACAACACTGCTTGTACTCGATATAACAGCGGGTACTGTTAAGAGGGCTAGTCGTGGAGCTGTTGATTCTGGTGGGGCAGGATTTAGATTGTTGAGAATTCCTAACTAAACTAGCATTAAATCTCCGCTACATCAGTAACGGAGATAATCTAGGTCGGTCACTTGTGGATATCCTGTTTATTAAGTCATTCCGTTCTTTCTGGCTTCGCCTCCACCAAATAGCCATGTAGCAACAAACCAAGTTTTTGATCTAAACCATCGGCCTTCTGATTTTAATATGTCACTTAATATTTGTGACGCTTGAAGGTTGGTGCACTTTGATCCATCTCTAAAGCAGCCGTCACGGCATAGCACATCATGAAACAACCATCCGAAAGAGTCTATATCCATTGCGCCGGTTGCGCCGTCATATGGCTTATCTGTTGTTTTTATATCAACATGTTTTCCGTACCTGTTACTCCAATAGGCTCTGTTTTTAATTACTCGGTAGCCAATAACAACGCCGGACCCGGTTTTTATTTTTTCAATGTATTTGTATATTGACTCTTTCATTTTATTCTACCCGTTATTTCACGTGATATCCTAACTAAGCAGTCGCTTAGCTCGCCTTCGTAAAGCTTTGAAACATCAAGAACTTTTTTTGATTTAAATTTCAAATAAACGTTACTTGCCTCTTTAACCGAGCTGTAAAGACCTAGATGCACCTGCTTACCATCAGCATAGCAATAAGACCTATACTTTTTTGCTTTCTTATTAAAACTAACGCCAATAGGATAATTACCCCTGTTTGATGCGCTATCACATAATAATTTATTTACTTTACTATCTATAAACATGCATGCGCTAGGTGAGTAAATTTTGTTTCCAGATATTTTTATATCCTTATCAATCTCTTTATTTTGCCAATCTTGCTTGATCATCCATGCTTTGAAATTTGAGAACGACAACCACTCATTACATATTGAACAGTTTATGTAAGATGGGTGCATTTTGTGATGAGCGCTAGAGTAGCATCTAGTAAGTATATTTTTCCACCTTTCATAAAAAGGACACCTTAGCTTTTTCCCTTCGATTGTATATGAAGTAATATAATTAGAGTCATTCACGCCCACCCCACAAACTAACTTTCTATTACCAATAGATGCTTTGTCGGATGGTTTTTCTATAAACATAACTGTCACCTTTAGTTATCACCGGTAAATATTTAAGGCGAAAACCCTTGTTTTTCTTCGCACAGTTCACGCCAAAGCTTGGCCAACTCAGGCGTATTAAATCGTCGCTTAACACTTCCTATGCTTGCGCCGTTGCAAATGGAAAACTCAGCCGCTTTAAGCGCTCCATCGTTAACTTTTGCGGCACCACCAATTAAAGGATCTAGAACTGCGCATCCGGACAGAATTAACACGGCTAATGTTGATACGATTAATTTTTTCATATTATTTCCTATTATTACCATCTAGCGCTATTTTTGCGGGTATCGATGTGCGTAAAACTCTCATAACGCCCCACACCATAATACGCCATGTATTTATAGTTAAGATATTCCCAAACCATAAGCGGGGATATATCATCAACTGTCACGTCAGCGGCCCTACAGACTAAATGCTGGCTTTTATCGGCCCCGCCAATACGGTCGTTATGCTTTTTGCATCGGGCGGCTGAATTGATGCGTACAGGCCGCTCGAAATGCTCTCGTAAATCTTCAAGCACTTTTATTAATTCGACATCAACCGTATCAAATCCGCACTTATCCTTACATGCGAATTCTTTACGGTCGAAATGTTTACTTATATCACCCATTTTTAAAATCCTCCAAGTGTGCGCCATAGGCGCGTTAGTTAGTTAACTTACCGCTCTTTTGCATTTTTCACACGTCACGCGTGAATACCGCTCTATAAAAGAGCTAGTTGTTGCAGACTCTAGATCTACCCACACATCAGGGTAAGGCAGTGATGATCCGCAAAAAGGTTTTTCCGTGCCTTGCTGCGCTATATGATACTGGCCACGAGTGTCTACCCAATCTCCATTATAAAAATCTTCTCTATTATGTTTTATGTACAAAATTTGATGCTTATTCAGCCTTTGGCCATAACAATCCAGTGTTAAATAATCTTCTTTACCTCCGCAGACCGTGCATTCGCTTGCCCCATCTTTACATTCCATAACATGCTGAAGGTTTTTATTGTTGGAATGCGCGCCTGTTTTACGCCAAGCGCCTTTATGCCCCCTTGATAGTAACTTCCAATCGCCACCGCCGTTACCAGTCTGTTGTAAAATTAGATTGCCATCATCATCTATAAACAATGTACTGTCTGTCCTGCCCATAGCCCCGTGCCCATTATAAAACTCCCCAACTTCTAGTTTGTTCTCTACATTTCCTTTGTATGGATAAGGGCCATTATTTACACCATCAAATTTTTTATAGTCACTCATTATTCCCCCTTTTGCGCCCATAGGCGCGTTAATTTAATATCTAATAACCGGAACACCGCATGCGTTCTTTGCGATAGTTATTCCATGGTTATCCAAATTCAAGACTGTGCAATTGATAAAAATAGCATCAATAGGGATCCATCTCTTGAGTTTCCAGTTATATCTACATCGAGGTTTATTTTTCATTTTCTTTCAGCCATTTTTCAAATTGATATTTGCAGTAAGGGCAAAGTTTTCTGTGATCACCTTTGCTACATTTCCAATCATAATTCCAATGATAAAACTGAGTCACAGACCTATTCCACCACTTCAGCAACTTACTAACTTTAACTTCCTTGTCACCCATCTCTTTCCCCTTAGTTAACTTTCCGCTTTGCCCGGTCTTCGCGCTTTTTACGCAAAATCTCAGACGCTTTCTTCTGTCGCTCTAACTCAGACAGCCGTTTTGGATCATCATCAGTTACAACGCCGTCTATGTTCATCTTATAAACTCCCTCTCGTTAAAATTTAATTATGTGCGTCTTTGTCTACAATGTGCTTGTCGAATAACTTCTTATGTCGGCGCGAGAATCTAGCAACCCAGGCAGTAACCATCAGAGTTAACACAATTAATGTCACCGCATATAATTTAAATGCAATTACAATAGCCATCGGCGCGATAGACGTAGCAAGTAACGCCTGTAAAAAAGGTAAAATTCCAACAGCCGAATCTGATTTGTCTTTATTCCAATAAACAAACTCAGTATCATAACCAGGGTCTCTGTGTGTGTAACCCTGCATCATGGCGAGCCAATTAACAATTAAATTCCTTTTACCAACTTTAGCATCATCCACCCAAGCCCAAGCCCACTGACCAAACCGGCAAAGAAGGTAAGCCACGATCCACAAAGCAGCAATAACAACACCGCACAAAAAAGCAATTTCATATTCGTTGATTTGATATTCATTCATTTCATTCTCCATTGTTTAAATTCTAAGGCTACCACGTATATGCGCGGTAGCTGCTCCGATGACTAGCCCCAGTTGTCGAAATCATCAGGCATAGCGCTTTGTGGTACCGCTTGCTGCTGACCCATTCCGCCTTGAGCTTTGCGGGAGTCTTTATCCTTCAGTGTGCCAAGTATTTTATCGACCGTAACCGCTGGCTTATTTTCCATTAATTCGAGTAATGTTTTGCGCGTGCCGTGGTGGAATGCCATTTTGATATCAAAGCTGTAACCATCGGAGCCATCGCCTTTCGTTGTTAATTCTTTCTGTAGAACCAATCCAATCTCGCGATCTTCAAACTCTGGAATGGTCAACACTGTACCGCCGCTATAATCCTTCTTTCCGGTGTCTACGCCGGTGATCTGCTTAATTTGCAATATGCCCATAATTGCCTGGATCATGTTTGCGCCCATAGGGTTTGCGGTGCCGTCTTTCTTCGTGTGGTACAAAGATAAGAATTGAGCTTTACCGTCGGGGCTGTTAAGCGTGAATTCAATCCCGGCCGCATTACTTGCTTTAGTGAAAGAGTGAGCCTCTAAAGTGCCTATGTAGGCTCCAGTCTCAGAGATTCCTGCTGATACACCGCCTTTCACTGCTTGTTCTTTGTTGAACGTCATTAATATAGTCATGGTTTAAACTCCGTAGTATTCAATAATTGCGTTAGTGGTTAAAAGTAAATCGTTTTCAATTTGGTCTGATTCAAACATTTCTTCGGGTGTTTTTACGCAGTCCATCCCGCTTGTTTTTGTTGAAAAGAAATGTCGGCCGTCACTTACAATGCAGCGTAGAACAATGCTGAATAAACCCTCAAGGCATACTTGGCTGCTAATCATCTTACCAACAGTCTTAGCTGTTATTTTTCCCTGTTCGTTTTCCTCCGTGTGCGTCATGAAGTAGACAATTAGATCGCTATCACAATTCGCAATGGTTGTTATTAGGTCAACATAGCCCTTTGCCATATCGGTAAATTTTCTAAATCCGGTTTCATCACTTCGGCGTAGTGACTCATTGAGCATAATGTACTGAGCATCGTCCACGATGACCTGTTTAATGCCTTTTCTGTGAGCGTTGAGGCAAATGGTCTTGATTGTATTGTAATCATCAGTGCGTAGTATTGAGCCGGTTTTAGTCGCTGTGTCGAATTGATCCCAACCTTTGGCGCGAAATGGTAGCGGTTTTTTAATCGGCTGAATCAATATCGTTTCTTTAGGATTTAAGTTTTTAAGAGAGCGAGTTTTACCACTTCCGCTATCACCTAGTACCATCACCGGAATTGACATTGTGTGATCTCCTTTTTGGGTAATAAATTTCTGACATCTGCTCTGGCGTCATTGGTTCGGGCTTGATGTTATTACGAAGCCTGGTCATCATATTACGACTTTCAGCGTTACTTCGAGCCATCGCCTCACATGCTGCTATGTGCCGTAATTTAGCATCCTGGGCGCTTACAGCAAAGCCGACCAGTTTGGCCTGTTTCATTTGTGCGATGCCACCGGCAATGGCAAGCTCTGGGGTTTCGTAACCCTGGCGCATTGGCTTATTCATGATCGTCTTCATGCTCTGGTGGGTACTCTTCGTATTCACAATGCTTGCAATACACAGTATCACCTTCCTGATACGCATCGGCGTTACCGCACCCGTTACAGGTTGGTTCTTCCTCATTCCACGGCAGCGACTTATCAGTTATTGACTGCATGTCATCCGGCAAGTTTGGATTATTCATTTTCAGGCGTCCCCATTGTTTTGATAACCTGATTAAACACTTTTGTGTGTTCCCGCTTTAATTTGTTAATGTGCCATTCGTAAGCTAAAGAGCTAGGTTTTTTACCTTTTTTATTAGCAACATTGTCGAACATTTCTTTTTCATCACTTGAGACATAAATAGTTAATCTTGGCATTTCGTTTCCTTCTTTTGTTTTGATTCCTCAATACTACTACTGACAACATTATAGTC